CAGATGGTGTCTCGCCACCAGGACCGAACACGAATGCAATACCAGCCGTGTTTGGGTTAGAACGTAGATACCTGTGAAGGGTTGCTGCCTTTACAGATGCAATAGCAGTACCACGTAGGTAGTAGCGTCCCTCCGGACCACCAAGGGTTGTTGGTGTGTCCTCTTCTACGACCAACTCAAGGTCAATAATCTCGTCTGAGTAGTCAACAGCGTTCAGGCTGAAGAATGCGTTCTTACTTCTTAGTCGCTTTGTAGCCACAATTAGCTACCTCCGATTTCAATGAATTTTGTTGCTGGTAGCGCGATGGTCAGGTAGACCTTTCCATCCCCACCGTCACCCAAGAAGGGTGCGCTTGCATCTCCTGGATACCAGTCGATGCTGTCTGCAATCGCAAGAATTGCGTCCTCTACGATTCCCTCAAGGGGTTCTAGAGAGTCCGGACCGTTTCCCACAAAATGCAGTAGCAGGTTGTAGCGGTAGTCACCCCGGCTGCCTGATGTGTTTTCGTTGGTCAGTACTGGGTCAGCACTTGTAATGACTACACACCATGTATTTACGTTGCTTGGGTTGTCTCTAACTTCTAGAGGGTCACCCTTGTATGTGATTGCCTGAAGGATGCCGGTGATTTCGGCTCTTGCCTCTGACTGTGCTGACATCAGTACCTCACCACGTACATAGCGAGGATTGGTGCCACCTCAGCCAATGGGTCTCTTGCAGCCCGCGCACTTACGACACCCTCAAAGGCTGTGTATTGGCTGTTGCTAGCGGTTGTGCTCTTGCTGTCGTAAAGACCCTTCCCAACCTTTAGCTGCATCTCATCAAGCACGCTCTGAGGAATGACGCGGAAAGCCTTAGCTGTTGCCAGCGTCAGCAACACACCAGCGTTATCCCAGCAAGCCTCAATGCGAGCGTCTTCACTGGTCTTGTCGGTGCCAATGAATGCCTTAAGGTCTTCCCACGTCATCTCAAATCACCTCAGGAAATCGTTGGCTTTACGAGACCAAGAGCGTTGGTAACACCAACAGCCATGTAGCCGTAAAGACTGAAGTCCTTGGAAAGGTTGATGATGTTCTCGTCCTCAAGACGGACAGGTGCTCCTGGCTGCTCCCAAGACGTAACAGCCTCAGAGCTTGCAACGTAGAGAGTCTTTACTGCTAGAGCGGAATCCCAGTAGAGAGGGAGACCAGCAATAGTTCCAGCAAGTCCACGAACGTTCAAAGTACCTACGGTGTTAACACCATCAGTGTTGATGTTGAAGACTGGGCGTCCAGCGCTGTCAACAAGTGCAGCCATTGCTAGAAGAACGTCAGCTGAGACGATGACAAACTCAGCAGCAGCACCGTTGCCGTTGGTGTCAATCTTCTGAACACCGTCAACAACAGCCTTTAGGAAGTCTCCACCAGTTGCAGATGCAAGGGTGAATGTGGTTCCTGTCTGTGGAGTTGCACCAGTCATTGCTGTACGTACAGCAGCGTTGGTGACCTTTGCGTAGGAAGCAGCCTGTGCGCGTAGAACAGCGTCAAGGTATGAAACGTCTGAACGCTCGATAGCCGTTCGTGTTAGCTGGCTGTATCCACCGTAAGGGCTTACGGTTGCGGTTGCTGTGGTGATTGCAACCTCAATGTATGCAAGGTCATCACCCTCGGCAGCCTGCTTTGCTACGTCACCAGTGATGCTTGAGACCTTTGGATACTCAACAGAGTTTCCGGTTGGTCCAAGTGGTCCCTTTGCAAAGAGGTTAAGGACTGGGCGTCCACGGTCTACGATGCGTAGAACGTTGTTCTTCCAGTCATTACCAGTGTGTGAGTCTGCTGAAGTAGCTCCGGTGTAACGAAGCTGCGTACGTGCATTCTCATCGTTAGCTGCAAGAGCCTTTAGGAACTCACCACCAGTACGGAACTGGCTTCCAGCAGCCTCCTTGTTGCCACCCTGTGCAAGGGTAGCGATTTCCCTCTTGAGAGTTGTCACCTCGGCACGAAGCTCCGTGACATCCTCGGAGGTTGTTTCAATTACTTCTGTAGACATGTTGTCTACCTCCTTTGTGTTTTGGTTGTCACGAACCTGCGTGACTTTTGCCCCTACGTAAGCGGGCTTTTGGACAATTGAGACCTCCAATAGGTCGGCTTTGGTCCTTACTACGACATCCCCCTCATTCGTATCCTCAATAGGATTGAATGCGGCGGAAAAACTGTTTAGCTCTCCACTCAAGACCTTTGCGTAGACTTCATTGGCCTTAGCAGATTCGTTGAATCGAGCCTTTACATTGAGACCAGACTCCTGGTCATCGAAGAGGAATACCTCTCCGATATTGCGAGGGTCGCCACTGCGGAACCATGAATGTTCGTGGTACAGAGGCACACTCTCAGGAGAACCGAAAGCACCGCGACGAATGCTCTCCTTGATTCCCTCGCGTGGAATGTCAATCGGTGTGTCGTAAGTGATTGCGAGACCTTCAACGGTTCGCTCTTCTTCGTTGACGCTCCTAATCTTGAATTCTCGGATTTGTGGTTCTGTCATTGCTCTGTTGCTGCGGTATCTCCTACCGGTCCTCCTTCGTTGATTTGTGAGGCTGGCTCATTGATGGTCAATGCGCGTAGCCAAGCCTCAGTGTTGAACTTGACTGTCTTTGTTGCTGGCAAGAGGTCGGTCAGTGCTGACTCAATGGCAGTCAGGTACTCCTCAACCGTGTTGCGGATGAATGCCCTGTCAACGTCCTGAAGGTTCTGGTACGTCTTGTTAGAAACGTCCTCAACCAAGACCATGTTTGGTGGCATTCCAAAAGCCCGCGCAATCTTTGCGTCTGCCAACTTCTGTGCAGAGACGTACTGAGTTGTCTCAGGGTTCTGCTCCAGCTGCTGGTAGCTGGCCTTGTTTCCGAGGAACCTGATTCGCTCGCCGTTGACCTGTTCCGCGTACCAAGCTGCCTTGTATTCGGCGCGCATGTCTTCGTCTAGAGAGTTCTCTACGCTGACAATTCCAGTTGGGTATTCACTGAATACGCGGCGTGCGTAGTCCCTTAGGTCAAGAGCGTGCTGGATTTCCTCACCACATCGCTGAATTGGTCCAACGCCGTAGTCACTACTGAAGTTGACCATTAGCTTGAGGTGACTGACCTGCCATGGCTGCAAGCGAACACTCTTGCCGTTGCGAGTCATGTAGACATAAGTCATGTTGTCGTCATCGTCATACTCGATGTGCACAGACCCAGGGTTAATCACCTGAATTCTTGATGGTGTTGCCTGTGAGTCTGTACGCCATAGACGCCAGTACGCATTGCCATAGGCGGCAAGGCTCGTGACTGTCTCCTTGAGGAATTGAGACAGCGGGATTGAGTAGTCAGGTCTTGCAATGATGTCCGGCAACGTCTTCAGCGGATTACCAGCGCTGTTAAGGACGGTTAGCTCAAGCTGGCTAACGATGTTTGCTAGAACGGACACAGACCTATAAGCGACAGAGAGACTCAATGCCGTTTCGACTGTTACAGGGTCACCTGGTACACGTGTTGAGGTGCTAACCCATGACGGGATGCTTGGTGAACTCCTGGTTTCTAGTGGCTTGGCTACAACACTCGTGTCCTGTGTTGCAATTCGTGGGCTTTCTCCCATCAGCCAATTGGTGAACTTACTCATTTAATTACATTTTACGGCACATTTCTTTCAAAAGGGAAATTCCTGCCCTTTACCAGACATGCACCTGTCCAATCTTCTTAGTTTCGGCAATGTATGCACCAATGACGGTTGCAAACAATGCATCCAGTTCCACGCTGGAATGTGATTTGTCCAATCTCCACCCTGAGTAGTAGTTCTTTCGTACAGCCTTTGGCACCTGCATCTTCAGAACCTCCTCATTGCGTACGTCGAATTGCTTACGGGTGATGAGGCGGAAGGTGGTCTTGCAAGCCTCTGAGAACTCACCATCGCTCAGGTTGTATGTCTCGTATCCGTACTCCTTCAGCTTCTCCCCTAGCTCATTGAGAGAACGCTTGTGCACAACGAATGCTGAGCGAGCCCCGTACTTCTTGCGTAGGTACTTGCAGTACTTGAATAGCTGCTCAGTTGTGGGCTTGACCAAGCTGGCGACCATTCGTGACTTAACTACGTCACCCTTCTTGGTTGTCATGGTGATAGTCGCTGTGTTCATAACGTCTGCTGCATCAATTGCAAAGACGTATGGGCCACCTTCACTCAGGACCGGTCCCTTGCCGACACACGCATTCCATAGCGGCATCTCAATCCATGAGTTGAAGACATCTACGAACCTGTTGAGGACATAGCGCTGTTGCTCTACCCAAGGGTCTGAGGCGGCATCTGAGCGCACGACGGCCACAGGGACACGTCCACATGCGACAGCCGGGTTAGCAGCCTCTACAGCCCCTTCTGTGGTCAGTGAGGCACCCTCGGGGGCTTCCCAGATGAACCCGCCCAGGCGGCTGGTCTCGTCTGTGTCGGCAGCGGTGGTTGCAGAGATGATTCCCTCAAGCTCCTTGTACAGCTTGTTGAGCAAGACGCTGTTGGTATCACCAGCGGTTGTTAGGCCAATGATGATTCCGTCTTCCTTGGTCTTCATGCCCTGCTTGGCTGCATTCCAGAGAGCTTCTGGGGTGATGTGCATTTCATCGAAGACGCAAAGGGTGATAGGGAATCCCTGGATAGCCTTCTCGGAAGCAGGCTTGATGATGTATTCGCCTGGAGCATCCTTACGCTTCATGCCGGTAACCTTCGTTACCCGCACAACCTTCTTGAATACCGGCTGAGTGTTGATGGTGTACGACACACGGTCATAGACAATCTTGGCTGTCTTCTGGCTGTAGCCCAGGCCGACAACTCTTGGAGCGTGCATGTGGAACAGCAAGCCGTAGACGCCAAAGATTGCGCCTAGAACAGACTTACCGTTCTGGCGACCCATGGAGATAACCACCTGACGCCAACGCAAGCGTCCTGCTAGCTCTGGGTCTGGGTAATCGTCTGGGTATCTCTCCAAGACGTGTCTGATTAGCCAGCGTTGCCAGTCATCAAGGACGAATCTGCCATCTACATCTTCCTCAACCCAGTACTTGTCAATGACCTGGAGGAGTCTGTCTCCATCAGTGACAAACTCCTCAGTACCGGTAAGGGATGGTGTGTAGCGCGTTGGCATCCATAGAGGTCTGCTCAACTGAAATTCAAGATGGGGTCTGTCTCTTCGTCCTTCTTTGCCGTCTTATCTACTGGCTTCTGCAAGCGACCCCATGTCACACCAAAGACCCCGGCGATTCCCTGAGGAACCTTGCCGGATTCCTCTAGCTCCTTGTCCAAAGTCTGAGCAAGAGACTTGAGGTGAACAACCATCGGTGCATGCTCCTCACCCAACCAATCGGCTGAGCGTAGGAACTTCCTAACTTCCTTCAAATATGGTCCTGTTGCCATTTGTGCCTAAAGCACCTCCGTTTTCTTAGATATATCTCCATTTTACCGCCATTTCTTTTCAAATACGGGCCGATATTTTTGCCGGCCTGGGATTCTAATTGGCCTAGAACTGACGGTGTTCAAACTCATCCTGAGAAAAGCGCTCCTATTCAAGCCTGAATGCGTGAATGACCATGCATTACCCATGCATATCCATCCCCTATGCCTGGATATTCATTCGGTATGCGCCGACTATTTCCGCATCGTGGAAGTTTCATTGGAGAGTTCATTGACGGTTCATTCCTTATGGGTATTCCTTTGTGGGTATTACCTCAGCAATCCTTCTGGGAATACCTCAGGGTCAACCCAATTGCTTCTGTATAGGATGTTTGCCTTCTTGCTTCCGTTACAGCTTCGGCATGCTGTTGCTAGATTCCAGTCTTGGTCTGGGTCTTCACCTGGATACATCTCCTCCCATTTAGCAAGAGGGTAGATGTGGTCAACCGTTAGGTCTGTGTCATAGCTGCAATTGCCCTGTTGATAGACACAGATATAGTTGTCTCGCTTGAGGATTGCTTCTCTAATCTTCTGCCACTTGGGACCTCTTCTACTTAGTTCTGCCATGTCTGTACCTCCTCTCTGATAACCCGCGTTATTCGTGCAAGAGGACTAGCCAGCTATGTTCACGGTATTTGCTGGCTAGTCCTGGTCTTACTGAACTGCTACTAGGTTCACTGCCTTCTCTAGGTCTACACGCTTTGGGTTGCGTAGTACGCCTGTTGTCTTCTTGAACCACTGGTATTCCTCTTCAGTTGCGAACGTAAGCGTTAGCTGCTTTGGTCCGTTCTGAATGGTTACTTCCCATCCCTGCTCAGGCTCATCTAGCTTCAAGGCTTCAACCTTGCTAGCAACAATCTCTGCTGCCTTCTCTGTTGGTGTCTTCTTGTCTGTCATGAATCCTCCTTATTGCTGTACTCAGGGCAGAAGGCTGCTGTTGAAGCTCCCATCAGGTAACCCGCCTGCTCTGGTGTCATGCCGCTATCTACAGCCGTGTAGGCAATCTCCTCAAAGGTGTAGCCATCCTTGAATAGTTCGCACACGCTGTGTCCTGCCTTGAGCAATACGCTGTCCTTGGTGTTATTTAGCTGTGGGAACTTTCTGCGCATTACTGCAAGGAAGATGTCTTCCTTTGAAGCCGGTGCCTTTGTGGTCTGTACTGGCTTTGGTGCTGGTGTTGTCTTCTTCTCAACCGGCTTTGTTGGCTGTGCTGCTACAGCTGGTGCTTGAGCTACCGGCTTTGTCTCAGGCTTGGTGTCTACCCCCGCGATAGCACCAATGATTCCGATGGTCGTAAGTAGGCCAATGATTCCGGCAATTCCAATGAGGGAGTACTTGATTGTCTTCTTCACTGAGCTTCACCCTCTGGCTGGCTGCTATCGCAATCACAGGGACCGACTGCATACCACTCAACTGTCTGATTCTCTGCCGGTACATATGTCTGTTCATCTACCGCAATTGCTGCCTGCGACTCTTCTTGCGTCCAATCGCTTGAGAGGACTGTCCACACTTCCTCATAGGGATTCATCACTCTGGTTAGGCGTAGACCGTGATAGTGGAGTGCCCCTTGTGCGCTCACTTGTCTTCCTCCTGGTGCTTCTGTAGTAGGTGCTGGTACTTGTGCACCATCTCTTCCTCTTCCTGAATTTCTCGGATTAGTGCTTCGGTTGCTTCGTCTGCTCCGAATAGAACCGGGTACTCCAAACCTGTGATTGGGTCTGTGGCTGTCTCGACCCTGATGTATAGCTCTCGTGCTACTTCCTGTGGTTCGTTCATTACTTCTTCAATCTCCTTGTTAGTAGTGTTCGCTCGGGTCGCTGTAGCTCTTGCACCCTGAACGTATTTGCTGCGTTGTGACGCTGAATCTTTCCTGTCACAGCCCCGGCAAGTAGGTAGCCGGTTAGTAGTCCTGTGACGATTAGCAAGGCAATCATTCTGAACCCCCGGCGCTTCTTGCTGTGCGGTCCTTGATTGAGTGGCAGCTACGGCATAGGGGCTCATAGGAATAGATGTCCAACGAGAATGCCTGACCAACACCGTTGAAGCTCACGCCTCTAAATGTCTCGTTGGCGTCATGGTTCAGAGACCAGTCAAGAGCCTGCTTGTCACATGCAGGGTTATTGCATGGGTAATTGGATGCCTTGCCTAGTCGTGCATAGATGCGCTGGTGGGCTCCCTTGATACCTACAAGGCTCTTGTAATTGCCTTTACGTGAGGCTTGAGCTTCCTTGTAGTGCTCACTCTGATAGTGAGTCCCACAGAGACCCCGGCTTCTTACTGGCTTGCCACAGTGACAGGTCTTTGCCTTGTCCAGTGGGTCTAGCTTCTTCCCTCTTGGGAGTCCAGGTGACCCGATAGGCCACGTCTCACCGTAGAGGTATTGCTGCTGGTAGTGCGTTGCACACCAACCACGGGATGAATGCTTACGGTCGCATCCCTCAAACTTGCATGTCTTCATTCGTCATTGTTGCTCCTAGCGTATTTGAGGTCTTTCAACCTCATATATTCATTATCTCAGAGTTTTTATTAGGGGCAAAATGAAAGAGGACCAAGCCCGTCCGCCTGGTCCTCAATCTGCTAGGAATGCAATCTGTGGAGGTGAATCCACATCTCTATTGTACGCCGGATTCTTTCTCAAGGAGGTCAGTCAAAGCATCCGTCCTCCTCACGCATTACCAAGTACCAGTAAATGTCATCGTCTGATGGTTCCCAATCTTCGTTCACCATTCGGCATCAACCAATCGGTATCGCTCGACTGACGCCATTGCCTCAAGGTGAGTCTCATGCTTCTTCTTGATGCAATCCCAGTAGTGCTCTAGCTCATCCTTGGTGAAGCATGAGCGGTCTTGCTGTTCCTGGGTCATCTCGTTTTCCTCAGCAAGGAAAGCCGCTAGCCGTTCCTTCTGCGCGCGCTTCTCCGCGAGTCTCTTCTCAAGGTAAGAGCCCGGGTTTTCTGAAGGCAAGGAAGATGTCTCAACAGATTCTGTTACTGCTTCTTCCTTGTGTTCATCTTCTTGCAAGGTGGAAGCCGGAGCGATAGCGGAGGCTTCTTGGTAGATAGAGGTAGAAGAAGAGGTAGAAGGTGGGACACTGTGTCCCTCTCGCTGGACAGAATGTCCCACTGAGTGGGACTCAATGTCCCTCTCGGATTCCTGGACAGAAAGTCCCTCTGATTCTGAGTGGGACTCTGTGTCCCACTGGGATACGTCAGTAAACCAGAGGTCAACAACGCGCTTATTGCGGACTACCTTGCTGAAGTACTTGAGAACCTCTTCACCCTGGAAAACCCGGGTTGCTGTCTTGCGGTTCACCTTTGCATCGTCTGCGAGTCCCTCAAGGCTGTATCGCACCTTCCTTGTCTTGTTGTCTGTTCGGAGTACAGCGCACATCAATAGCAAAGCCTCTGTGCTGCTCAACTCCTTGTCGTTCCTGATGGCACGCATGGTGCCCAATACGTCGAATGTCATGGTAAATCTCCTATGTGTAGTCAAAAGAAAGGACCCCTACTGGGACAAGCAGTAGGGGTCCTTTCGTCACATAGGGGAAATACAAGTCTGTAAGGGGTGTCCTCCTGGTGTTCTTGTCCAACACTGGGAAACGTTCAATTGCTAACTCAATTTTACCAAACCCGGGATTCTGAGGCGGCCGAAAAGGTGGGGTTTATGGTATAGCGTATTGGCAGGTTAGTGCCAATTTTGGCTGTCATGATGGTAAAGCGTGTGTGGCACTAAGTTGCCAAGAGCCGGGCTAATTGCGGGTTCTCCACCTCTTGCCAATTTCCATAAGCCGTTGCTGGGAATACTGAGGACAGCGGTCATCGCAACCGACAACCACCCATTCACCATTGCCGTGTGCCAGCACCGTTCGATGCAAGACGCACATCTCGCCCCTTGGGTCCTTGCTCCACTCAGCGCCCATCTCCTGCCCTCCCGATTTCCGGTCCTGGTGCTTGGAAATCGAGCATAGCTCTTTGGGTACAGGAGGGGTGCTCGACACTGTGTCTTGGTGCTCGATGTCTCGCCATGACGACGGATGGCTGAGCAGGCAGGATGCCGACGTGACTCAGGAAGAGTTGGACCAACTGGTAGCGGGCAACGTCCGTGCTGCCAGGGCTCGGCAACGGCTCACACAGCAAGACCTTGCAGACGAGCTCGGATGGTCCAGGCCGGTCGTAGGGACGCTGGAGAACGGCAATCGTCGGGTCACCCTTGCTGATGCCCTGTTGTTGTGCCAGGCGCTCAATCTGAGCCTTAGAGAGCTACTTCAAGGCGCACCTGAGGATGTCATTGAAGGTCTGAGACTCCGCTGAACATGCGAAAGCCCCGGTCGGGGGTTAACCGGGGCTCTCTACTGGTGCAAACAGGAACCAGTACTTACGACAGTACCAAGACCTCCTCATCTGGCTTCATCAGCATGGATTTCCCATTGAGGAACAGGATTTGAAGAAGGCCGGGGTTCTGTGTGGGGTTCACTCGGACAACCTCAAGCCAGAAGCCATCCACAGACACAAGCTCGCCTCTACGAACGTCCTTGGCTGCCTTGAGTGTCATGACTCACCAAAGACGCGGTGAACGTCACTGCTCTTGCTCTGTGAGTACGTCCTGAGAGTGACGGCAACGTCCGAATGCCTCATCTGCTTTGAGACAAGGCTGAATGGCAATCCCCTCTCAAGAAGGGTTGTCGCATACCAGTGCCTGAGCATGTGAGGGTTGAGAGCTATCCCAACCTTGATTCCTGCCCTTCTGAGGCTCTCTCGCACACTGTCAGGCTTGACTGTCTCTGTGATGCCTGAAAGTCGCTCAGACAGCCAATACGGGATGGTGATAGCTCCCTCAGACGTTTTGACCGGAGCTATCCGAGTGACAGTCTCCTCACCCTTCTTGTGAAGCTGGATGACCTGACGTGTAACCGCCAATTGGTCTCCGTTGACATCTGTGCTGACTGTTGCGCATGCCTCACCGATGCGGAGACCTCCGTACATCATCAACAAACCCCGGATTTCATGGGGAGATGTCATCAAGGCAAGCCTGAGTGTGTCCTCATCGGGAAGGTCGTAGCGACGGGGAACACCCTTGGGAATCTTGAGCTTGATACCCAATACAGAACGACAGGCAATGACAGCAGCCCTGCGGGTATTGGGGTTGTCGATGCGGTAGAGACGCTCATACAAGTCATCTGGACTGATGTAGTCCAGGTCCAAGACGCCAAGTCGGCCTAGGAGCGTCTCGTAGCTGCGGACAGTGGTCTGACGTAGACCTCGCTCCATTGCTTGTTGATAGAGCTTCTGTCTGATTGTCATGCGAACCTCTCTCACACATGGAGAGATGAATTCACACGCTATTCACACGCCGCGAGGACCACTAGCGCGTAGCGCATCGTGGACGTTCATCTGGCACCCGTAGGTGCGAACCTCATAAGTACGCATGACAGCCGTGTAGGTTCATCTCTCGATTGGATATTGAGGTGCAATCATATCAAGGCTGTCAAAATAGACAGACTCCCACCTATTTCTAAGTGAGAGTCTGTACTTTCTTCTAAGGAGAGAAGAAACCTATTCATCTTTGTCAGTGAGCATCCGAATGAGCATCCCCAGAAGGATTGCTTCTACCACAATCCTCATCTGCTCTTCAGTCATTAGCTGATTCCGTTCAGAGGCTCATACATGAAGTTCAATGAGTAGACATCATCGGTTGCCGGGGTTACTGGAGCAGCATTACTCCATCTTGTAGTAGATGATGAGTTGATGACTGCAACAGCCGTGCCAGAAATCGGGATGACAATTCCACCATATTCAGTAAATGGAGATGCATCCCTGAACAACGCTGAGCCGAGTGCTCCGATGCTTGTCTTTGCCTGAACTGGCAACGTCCATGAGTAGCTGGATGTTCCAACATTTGTCGTAGAACCCCGGGTTAGCTCGATGTGAACGAACACCTTGCCGCCTGAATATCTCCAACGTCCTGTGAGGGTTCCATTGCCGATGCTCAGACCTGTTGGACCTGACCATGTAGGCGTGTAGCTGGTCCACTGAGAGTCCATTGGCTTCCAAACACCTGAGCCTTCATACATGTACAAAGTGTTGGTGCTGTCGGCCCATGCAAGCATTCCGAAAGTTCTAACCCCTGAACCCAACTGAGTTGTCAGGTCAGCAGTCGTTGCAAACCTCATGACTGTCTGAGTCATGATGGTGTCAAGCTGAGATGCGTCTAGTTCGTTACCGTCTGTAAAATCAATAAATCCTGCCATTCGTCATAATTCCTCCTTTACGTAATAGTGATGGTGACAAGTGCCACCGGTCCTTGAATGTAGCTATTTGGTGCACTTACATCGGCTGTAGGGTCAGTTGTGTAGAACACTCCATAGGTGTGAGTGCCAACCCCAAAGCCAACACCGCTGAGGAATAGGTCTTCCCCAACCCCCGGTGCCTTAGCCTCAGCCTGGTAGTAGACAGCGCTTGCAGTCCAAGACAACAGCGGTAGCGAGCTTGCGTCAGCGATAACCACAAGCATTGTTTGGTTGTTGTTTAGGTCAGGTGTCGTCCACTGGAAACGAACAGGGTTGCCAGGTGCAGACTGGGTTGCCGTCAAATCAGTTGCCACAAATGGGAACTTGTCTGACTCGCGCGTAATCAGGTGCGCTGGTCCACACTCATAGTCAACAGTCCATTCATCGCGGCTAACCGTATGAGTGACACCAAGGATGGCAATATCCTTGTAGGCCAGGTGGTAAATACCCTCATCCAACTGGGCTAGCCCCGGCCCTTCACCCTCAACACCCATCTGCTTTGTTGACTGTAGCTTGGTATGAATCTTGTAGGTGAATGCTTCTTCCTTTGACCTCAGTGGCAGAGTCGCCACAAAAGCACGTGCAAGGGCTTCACCAGCATTGGACTGACGACCAATGTTGATATCTACGTCCTCAGGGAATGCCTGTGATGCCCTGTACGGTCCATAGGTTGTTGTCACATCAGAACTGTCAGTCATGGTCACAGTGACCCCCTTGGTGAAGTAGGCACTGTTCTTGCCGATGCTGCGCGCATTGAATCCAACCGCACGATTGTCATGCACAAAGCCATCTCCACCACTGGTGTCAAGGTTGTCCTCATCAGGGGTAAATAGCAAAGAGATACTCTCGCTAGTACCACCAACCCAACGTGCATTAGATGCAATGGTGACCCTTGATTCCCATGGCTCATAGCGGTAGTGCTGATTGGTCATACGAAGCTGAGTCCTAATAGCCTCAAGCAAGCTTGGTTCACTGTCAGAGGCATAGACCAAGTGACCTTCATCAATAACCCCGGCGATGTTGTCCGTTAGATGCTGACTAAGCTCAGGGTATTCAAGGTCGTTTGCAGTTGTACCCAAGTAGCTCGCTAGACGCTCACTGTTTGTCTGACCATTGAAGTTCCTAGATGGCGCGGGGGTTCTGGCAAAGTTCTCCTCACCAGACATCGCAGTAATGCTGACTCTTCGTTCCCGCCACCAAGTCTTGGTGCCAGGTCCGTAGGCTTCAGTCTTGGGTCTATCTGCCCAATACTCCTCAATGTTGTAGTCACGAATCGTGCCGTAGAACAACTCAAGCAGCCCATACATAACAACGATGCGCTTGCCGTCATAGTTGATTGAGTCCTTCACCTTGGCATTGAGCGTCATTCGTCGCACCTCTCGATGCACAAACAAGCCACTATCTACAGTGCAAGGTGCGTCAATAACCATGCTGTAGAAGTAAGGGTCAATCTGCACCGGCGTTTGGTCTCCACCAAGCTTGTTGAAGCCTAGGATTCCCTCACCAATGATGAACCCCGGCTCGGCAATCCAGAACGTCAGCTTGTCGATGTCATAGTTACGAATCTTGCTCATCGTGCCAACGCCGCCTTTAGCCAACCGTTGCCATTGAGCCTTAGGTCTGACTCAATAACCTCTCGCCACATGCGCTGAAGGTCAGCCTTGTTGCCACCAATTGCGGTTGCGATGTTGACAATGACGCTTGGTGTAGCTGGTGCAGCAATGCCCCGGCTTGAGAATCCAAGCTTGTTGTTAGGGATGATGGTGCCATTGGTGTCAGGTACGAATAGCTCTTGACCAACCTCACCAACAATGTATGGCTGGTCCTTAAGTACGGGACCACCAGAAGCTCTACGTCCAACAGATGATGGCGTAGTTAGGTTGACACCAGCGTTGTTGTACTTGATGTTGACGTTGATTGTCTTGGTCTTAGGAAGCTCAGCGAGGTCATCAAGAGCCTGCTGCTTCTTATCCTCAAGGTCCTTGATGTCAGCACGAATCTTCGTCTTCTCAGGCTCAGTCAACTTCTTGCTAGCAAGGTGACTCTTTGCGTCGGCAATCTTCTTGTCAAGGTCTTCAATGTTTCCCTTGAGCTTTGCCTCACGAGAGACGTTCGGGATAGCAATCATCTTGTTGGCAAGATTCTCTGCCGCTGTCTTGCTGTAACCCATCTGAGTAGCCAGGTTGACGAAGTTCTTACGGCTTGCCTCTGCCTTACCCGCCGCTTCCGTATTGCTCTTGCCGTTCTGGAGCAATGCAGTGGTCTGGTCATTGGTGGCCTTAGCAAGGTCAATCAGAGCCTTCTGATTGTTGCGGCCAGCCTCAGTGTTGACATCATGACTCTTGCCATTGTCCTTGGCAGCCTTCGTAGCGTTGGCAGTTGCCTCAGCAACATTGATTTGCTGGCCAGCCAGGTCAAGGACAGCATCCTGACTCTCAGTTAGAGAATCAATGTAGTCATCCAATGCCTTCTTCTGGTCATCAATGGCCTTCTGTGCTGCCTCAGTCTCAGAGGCAAGACGGGTCTGTGACTCTGCGAATCCCTCAGCCGGTGCCCCTGTGTCTTGCATAGCCTTTGTGAAGTCATCAGCCTTCTTCTTGGAGTCAGCAGAGGCAACACCGAATGCAGCAAGAGCTAGGTTCAATCCGGGGATAGAACCGGCGACACCAGCAATAGCACCCCCGGCGTACGTCATTGGGTTGGTGATTCTGTCCTTGATGGAATCTCCACCAGCGCTTAGAGCAGCATCACCAAAGTCAAGAGTTGCCTTAGCAGCCTTACCAAGCCAGTCCACACCGGTCTTCAATGAATCAGCCATACCGTCGATTGCTTCTCTGAAAGCCTCAGACTTCTTGTAGGCAATGATGAGACCTGCAACCAAGGCAGCAATACCGACAACTACCAATCCAATTGGGTTGGCAGTCAAGGCAGCATTCAACAGCCATTGACCAGCGGCCATGACCTTAGTTGCAGCACTGGCAGCAAGAGAAGCCGTAGTAGAGGCAATCGTTGCTGCCTTATCCCTAACCAGCTTCACATACTTGGATTCAAGAGCCAGGGTGGCTACGTCAGAAGCGTTGGAG